GTACAGAGAGGTGCGTTACCCGAATGGTACGAACACGCTGTAGCTGCTAACAAAGGTTCAAATCTAGCAATCAACGAAATGAAAAGATTAGGAATCCATGCCAGCGAATGGGCTTGGTTAGGCAGTAAGTTTGATATTATTATTGATAATAACGGTACTATCGATCAGTTGTATCAACAGTCTGCAAATTTGTTAGAAATCGGCAATGAGGTCTCCTTGTTTCCAAGCAATACCCTCTTTGCCTAATATCTGAGCACAGTTACAGCAGACTGTTTTTAAGTTGCTGTACCTGCAATTATCGAGATTTCCGTCTATGTGAAATACACGGAAAACTTCTTTATGCTGCGATTTAAACCCGCACTTTTCACATTGCGATTTCATTTGGTAACCTAACTGCTGCCAACGCGGAATACCGTGTCCAAGCCCGTGACTCATACAGACTTCACATAGGCTACGATAATAAACTTTGTTATTCTTCTTGTAGTTTATCGCTTTAGGGCGGTATCCGCACTTACAAAGTGGTCTCATAATGATATTTACACCTTTTCTTCCCCTTTTTCAATAAGGTAAAGGAGCCAATTTTCCTATTAACCGCTAAATACTTTGAGAAACACTATTACCAGGAGAAATAGGGAATGGCAACATTACAATCACCAGGCGTATCAGTTACGGTAGTCGACGAGAGTTTTTACACACCAGCAGAACCTGGTACAACTCCCCTTATTATTGTAGCTACGGCCCAAGATAAACTAAATGGAGCAGGTACAAGTACTGCTTCAGGAACCACAAAAGCAAATGCCGGGCAGGCATTTAAAATGACAAGCCAGAAAGATCTAGTAGATACTTTTGGTGTACCATTTTTTGAAAAGACAGCTTCATCAAATCCAATACACGGTGGCGAGCGCAACGAATATGGATTGTTAGCAGCTTACAGTTTGTTAGGTGTTAGCAATGCGGCTTTCATTGTACGTGCAGACGTAGATTTAGCACAATTAGCAGGTTCAGCAAACGCCCCGGGAGCAATGCCAGATGATGGCGCATGGTGGATTGATTCACAAACTTCAGTTTGGGGAATTCAAGAATGGAACGGCAATGCAGCTAGTACAGTTGGCGGACAAAAATTCACAACAAAAAGCCCAATCGTTTTAACAGACGACAACGCAGCTAAAATTACCAGCGGCATGCCAAAAGATTCTGTAGGTACTATTGGCGATTACGCTGTGGTATTACAAGATTCTGCAACAGACAAAACAGCTAGAATTTATTACAAATCCGCAGGTAACGTTGCCTACGGTGTCCAAGCAGGCGAATGGGTGCTACTTGGAAGTGCTGAATGGAAGGCGAGTTTTGCAATTGCTGGCGGAAAACAAGCATACGCAATTCCAGCTGCAACTGTTGGAATTACATTTAACGGTGGCTCAACAATTAGTATTTTAAATACAGACACTGCATCCGCAGCAGCAACTAAAATCAGCGGAGCTGGCGGTGGCATCAAAGCAAACGTAGATAGTTCTGGTAGATTGTATGTCTATGCAGACGGCACATCAAACAACGGTTTAGTTACTATTGCATTTGTTTCTGGTTCAGATGCAGATAAAGCAAAATTAGGTATTGTTGCAGGAACTTACAAAGTACCAGCATTACAACAAACACCACATACACAAGTTCCACAATGGAAAAGATCCTCACCGGACTACAATGACGGTCAAGCAACAGGTTCTGTATGGATTAAGACCACTGAGCCAAACGGCGGCGCTCGCATAAGAGTTAAACGTTGGGACAGCGGTTCAGAAACTTGGGTCAGCTACGAATGTCCAATGTACAAATCAAATAGCCAAGCAATTTATTTCCTAGACCGTTCAGGTGGCGGAGCTGGATTAGCAGCTAATGACTTATACGTTGAAACAAATGCTAACGAAGAAGACGGATTAGATATAACTCCAGAAACAGCAGTTTTTAAATTCTTTAAAAGAAAAACAGCAGGTGTTACAACGGTAGTTTCAGCAGTTGCAGGAGTTGCAAGTGCAGGAACATATAGTTTTGGTATGGCTGAAACTGTAATTGGCAGCAAAGAACTTTCTACAGCAAAAACAATTTCAATAACATTAACCCACAGTGCGGGTACAGATGCTGATAGGATTGCTACTGCAATCAATGCAGCAGGTTTTGTCAACGTTGAAGCTAGTGTTACCACAGACAACCGTGTACAACTTGTACACAAATTAGGTGGAGATATTAGATTCACAGAAGGCACCGGCGGTGTTATTGGTGATCTATTTGCAGGTCAAACAAATGTATACGATAAAGAAATCGGCGACAGCACATTTGACTACAGAGCTAGTTTATGGGCACCATTAATTGACAGTTCAGCACAGGTAACTGCCGATGAACCATTAAATGAGCCATCAGATGGACAACTATGGTACAATCCAGAATTTAGCGAAGTGGACATTATGGTACACAACGGACAAATTTGGGTTGGTTACAGAGCTGTTGGATCTCCATACAGCACTAAATCATCAAATGATACAGGTTATGCACCGATGGTTTCTGCTTCAAATCCATACGTTGCAGGCGAAACAGTCAACGGCGACCTTTGGATCAGCACAGCAGATTTAGAAAACTTCCCAACAATTTATCGATACAACGATTCGATTAGCGGCCCTGCATCAACAAAATGGGAACTAGTTGACAAGACTGATCAACAAACAGAATCAGGAATTTTATTCGCTGATGCACGTTGGGGTGACGATGGATCAGTAACACCTTCAACACAAACATCAATCGAAGACTTATTGATCAGCAACTTTGTTGATTTTGACAGTCCGGATCCATCACTATACCCACAAGGTATGCTACTATGGAACTTGCGTAGAAGTGGTGGTAACGTTAAGAAATATAGAAACAGCTACATTAATCAAGCACAAGATAACGAGCGTTACAAAGCAGGCCTAACACAAAGCGATGGTGGTTTTGCTCCAACAAGTGGCGACAGCATGAGTGCATACGCAACTGACCGCTGGGTTACAGCAAGTCCGAACAATGAAGACGGTTCAGGCAGCTTTGGTCGTCATGCACAACGTGGTGTTGTTGTTGCAGCACTTAAGAGTGTTGTTGACACAAGCTCATCAATCCGTGACGAAGAACGTCGTAACTTTAACTTGATCGCTGCGCCTGGATACACTGAGCTACTAAGCAACTTGATCAACTTAAACATTGATCGTGGCTTAACAGCGTTTGTGGTTGGCGATACACCATTCCGTTTACCAGCAGATGCTACAAGTTTAACTAACTGGGGTTCAAACGCCGAGTTAGTAACAGACAACGGCGATATGGGCCTAGTGTCATATGATGAATATGCAGCGGTATTTTACCCAAGCGGCTTCACTACAGACTTAGGTGGTTCTAATGCAGTTGTTCCTCCAGCACATATGATGCTAAAAACTATTGCATTAAGCGACAATGTTGCTTATCCATGGTTTGCACCAGCTGGTACAAGACGCGGCGGCATTACTAACGCAACAGCAGTTGGTTATATTGATGCACTAAGCGGCGAATTCCAGACAGTAGCATTAAACGAAGGACAACGCGATACATTATATGATCTAAAAATTAACCCGATCACATTCTTTAACGGTGTTGGTTTAGTTAACTACGGTCAAAAAACTCGTGCTAGAAATGCTTCTGCACTAGATAGAATTAACGTAGCACGTTTGGTAGTGTATCTACGTAGCCAGTTGAATAAACTTGCTCGCCCATACATCTTTGAACCAAATGATAAAATCACACGTGATGAAATCAAACAAGCATGTGAAAGTTTGTTGCTTGAATTAGTAGGTTTAAGAGCCCTATACGACTTTGCAGTTGTATGTGATGAAAGCAATAACACACCTGCAAGGATCGACCGCAATGAATTGTATGTAGACATTGCAATTGAGCCAGTAAAAGCAGTTGAATTCATTTACATTCCATTACGTGTCAAGAACACAGGAGAGATTTAAAAATGCCTATTACCTCATTAAATAACATGACAGTTCCAACGGCTGGAGGTACGCAAGTACTTCTAATGCCTAAACTGAAATATCGCTTTAGAGTGACTCTCCTAGGCTTTGGTGTTTCAGCAGCAACTGAATTAACAAAACAAGTTGCAGACGTAACTCGTCCTAAAGTAAACTTTGAAGAAATTGCTTTAGATGTTTACAACAGTAAAGTTTACCTAGCTGGTAAACCAAGCTTCGAAACATTAACATTAACACTACGTGATGATGCTAGTGGTGAAGTGCAAAAACTAGTTGGACAACAAATCCAGAAACAATTCGACTTCTTAGAACAAGCATCTGCACGTTCTGGTATCGATTACAAGTTTACAACACGTATTGAAGTATTAGACGGTGGAAACGCTGCTCTAACACCAAACGTTCTAGAAACAATTAATATGTATGGTTGTATTGTTATGAACGCAGATTACGGTGATATGAACTATGGTACAAACGAAGCAGCAACAGTAGCATTAACCATCCGCTTTGATAACATGGAGCAATGGGGTGCTGGTGCAGCAGACGTTGGTGTTGGTATTGGTGCAACAGTTGGTCGAACACTTGGCCAAGCTGTTACTGGTGCTGGTACACAAACAGCTTAATAGTAACATTAACAAAGAACCCGAGTTTAACTCGGGTTTTTTTGTGACATAAATATTGTATGGCAAATAAATTCACACGTTTCTTAAACGACTTCGCTTCCGGTGCTGTTAAAGGTATTACTAATCCTAAGGGCTTGGTATCTAACTGGCAACATGCTACTAGAATTTTTATCGATGACACCTATCGATTATCGCCTAGAACGAAATTCATGTTCTATGTGCGTTTTGAGATTGACTCGTCAGCACATAAAGCACCTTCATTTACAGCAAAGCACGGCACCGAAGTGGGTATGTTAGTAAAGTCAGCTGACTTGCCCAAGTATAGTTTTGATACAACTGTAAAAAATCAATACAACAGAAAAAAAGTTGTTTACAAACAGATTAATTATGATGCAGTCAATATCACAATGCATGATGACAATGCCGGTATTGTAAATGCACTATGGGCAATTTATTACGGTTACTATATTGCAGATAGATCACAACCTCTAGCAGCGTACGAAGCAACGCAATTAAGACCTACAAAAACTCCAAAAGACAATTTTAGATATGGTATGGATAATGATATTAAAACACCATTCTTCAAATCTATCAGTATCTATACCATGAGTCGAAGAAGATTTTTAGGATACACATTGGTAAATCCTAAAATTAAATCTTGGAATCACGGATCAGTAGCATATTCAGAAAGCGACACACTTGAGAGTCAGATGACTCTTGAATATGAAGCTGTAAAATATTCAGCTGGAACTGTTAAAGTTAACAATCCTAAAGGATTTGCCACTCTACATTATGATACAGTACCAAGCCCATTGAGTGTTGCCGGTGGCGGCGTAAGTAACCTTGCTGGCGAAGGTGGAGTATTAGATGGACTAGAACAGATCTTCGGTGATATTAGTAGTGGAAATGCATTTGACAGCGTTGGTGGCTTTTTAGGAACCGCAATTAAATCAATTAACACATATAAAAACTTCAAAGGACTTACTAAAGAAGGACTTAAAAACGAAGCAATTAATATTTTAAGTAATCCTTCAAACATTGCCACAGCAGTGTCGACAGTCGGTGGATATGTTGGAACTATATTTCCAAAGAGTACTAATGCCCAAGAAACAACGCCGGCTACTCAGAGGCAAATGGCAGGTGGGGAGAACATAGCATAATGGCTACCAATCTACCATCAACCGTCGTACAAGATAGTGCAGCAGGCACCAAATTGTTTTTTGACAACTATGGCGACGAACCTTTAGAATTTAATGCTGTAGACGTTGCAGCGGCAACAGCATTTTTTGAAAAAAGAGGATTCGGTCAAGAGGCTGCTATAGTAGTAGCAACTACCGTTTTAAAACAAGCAAAGCTAGACAACACGCCTATTTTTAAATTATTAGACACATTAGGCGAATATCCAAATATGGATATCAGTGCATTAGTAGGTGAAATTCTAAACAACAATCGAACTCCTATATCAACATTAGGGTTTAGAACAAAACCCGTTATGCCTACACAAATTAGAAATATATTACCATAATGGCAAAATTTGCTCAGGGTCGATTTGATATGAAGAATCCTGATAAGTACATTGGGATTAAAACACCATTGGCTCGCAGCAGTTGGGAATTTGTTTTTATGAAAATGCTTGACGAGCACCCTGGTGTTGAGAAATGGGCCAGCGAAAGCATACAAATCCCCTACAGAGATCCGTTAACTGGCAAGCACACAATATATGTTCCTGATTTTTTTATCAACTATGTAGATAAGAA